TCCAGTCAGACGGGCGGACAATAGAGGTATCCGCGCCATCCGGTTTTGCAGACTGGAAAGCGTGCTTGAGAGAGACGGTCATTCAGCCACCAATCAGGTCAGCGTAATATCAAGGTCGCCGGTCGGGATGCGGAACACATCGCCAGCGGCAATCGTCTTGGCCGAGGTCAGATTGCCGTAAGCCATGAGGTTGCCGGAACTGGACGCATCAAAGATACCGACCGCGACCACCGTTCCCCATGTGCCTGTCGCTACAGGCCACTCAACGGCTGCCGTGTTGCTGGCGAGGTTGCCAGTGACCGTGAAGGCGCATGTCTGGCGCGCATAAGAGCCGCCAGAGACTTCTGTGCCGCCGCCTGCATCGGTCGGGGCGACCGTGTAAAGCGCGAGATAGAGCGTGGCAGGGGCCGTATAAGCCGATCCACCAAACACATGATCGAGAACCTTGTTCTCAAGGTAGTCAGAGAAGGATGACATAACGGCCTCTTAGTAGGCGTTGCGCGTGCGAGCGATGAGAGGCGCACCCGAATGGGCCGCGTTGTCGCTTTGATTGTTGAGGAATTGGATGATGGCCGTCGCATTGGCAGCCATAGCCGCGAGGCGCATATCATCCATCAAGAATGTGGAGGCTTGCTGCAAAGCGCCGTACAAATAAAGATCAGGCGCGGTTGCGAGAACCCAATTTGACGGGTTCCCTCCAGACAAACTGGGAATTTTGGCATAGTACGCCATTTCAACCGTAACGTCACTAGTTGGCGCTGGGAAAAGCTCAAATTCCGCACCAACAATCGTGTAAAACCGCGTCTTGCCCGTGACCTTATTGTTCTTCCATTCCTCCAACTTGTCCGGCGTGATGTACGCCAGAGGTTGACCGGAAATGTTAAGGTCTTTGGCCTCCAACCAGTCAGCCGGAACAGCGACAAACTCATTATTCGTCGTAGCTGTTGCGCGCTTCACCATCTGGATCGTGCGAAGCTCTCGATTGAACCGCACTTCAGCCATCGTAATGAAGTCTGGGATTTGCGCCGTCAGATCATCACGGTTGAGCCAAGACGCAATCGCTGCTTGGAGGTCGGCATAGGTCGAAAAAGCCATCAGGATTCCGCCTTCTGAGCTTCCATCAAGGCTTCGACATGCTCATGGCCATAGTCGAACGTCCCGATGTGCTTCACTTCTTTGGAAAGATCGTGGTCAATCCACGTTTGGATGCCGTGAACAGACGCCTTTTTGCAGAAATAGATGTCTTCCCCGAGGAAGACGTTGAATTTCGGGTTGTAGCCAATGGAGAACCACGGCTTTGGTAGCTTCTCAAACACAGACGTGCGCGTAAGCATCACGCCAAAGCCCATGGCCGCGCATGGCTCAAGGCCAGAGCGGTCATGCGATGGAACCCAAGAGGTAAAATCCTCAATCGACGCAAACGCCGTGGTCTTCAATGGCATGCGGCGGGTGGAATAGTTCGCTCCCACAACCTCTTTGCCGGTTGCGTAGAGCCGCTCTGCCGCCTCTTTCGGAAACAGCATATCGGTATCAAGCCACAGGATGGCATCAGCGCCCGCTTGAATGGCTTGCTCAGCCAATGTCTCGCGTTGACTGGCGATAAGCGTCCCGAGGTTTGTGCCGATCTCAACGGTTGTACCGCGTGCGACCTCATAGCCGACAAGACGGGCCATGTTATGGGCAAAGGCGGTATAAAGCTGCTCACGGGCAGGCATCGCAACATAGAGCTTCATCAGATCGCTCCAGCGCGCGTGCGAAACACTCGATTGTCGGGATCATTAAGCCAGCGTTTCATCGCGGCATCGTCATCCGCAATCCCTTTGGCTTTCAGATCGTAATAGATCGACATGGGGATGGAGGCGACGAGGTGCATGTCAGCCTTCCAGTCCGTCCGTGCCTCATTATAAAGCTGTTTGTTGGCCTCAATCGCGGGAGCTAAGTCCTGCTCCGTATGAATGCCAAACGTGTCGCTTTCCTCGTCGTAATCAAACCAGCGGGTGATGCCGAGGTGGTCGTTACGGTTGAAAAGAAATCTCTCGCTCACGCGATGCTCCCAAAAAGAAAGGGCGACCCGAAGGCCGCCCAATCCGTTTCAGTTATGATCTGACGATCAGACCGTCAGGTCGGCCACGATGCCGTGTGCCTTTTCGGTGTGAACCTTGAGGCAGTATTCAGCGAGCAGCATCTTGTTTTCAGCGTCACCCGTCTTGGCGAGGTCTTCCGTCTGGTAGTTACGGAGGAAGGCCACAGCCGCTTTCGACGGATCAACCACATAAGCAACGTTCGTCGGCATAAAGCGCGCCGGAACGAAGCTGACGCGACCCCAGTCGGAGATGTACACGTCAGCCGAGCCAATGATGGTGGCCGGACCGTTGGCAACATTGTTACGGATGCCAGCGATACCAGCGAATGCCGAAGCAGCACGCTTCTGAGCGCCGTTCATCAGTACCATCTTGGCATTGCCACCCTGTTCCCAGACCTTCTGGAGAACGTCTTGCAACATCGCTTCAGTGAACGTGCGAGCCGTGCCAGCGATACGGCCAGCGTTCGGATAGCCGTCGTTCGTCGAGGACATTGTGGGGTTGGTGCCGCCAGACGCCTTGTTGACGTTTGTGCGAATCCAAGCCTGCAAACCAGCCGTCTTACGAGCCGTTGTGTTGTTGCCAACAATAGCGGGGTTGTTCGACAGAATGGTGGCTTCAATGTCATTTTTAAGCTCGGCACCGGCCTTGGCGATTTCATACGCCATCATGCCCTTCATGCCTGCTTTCTTGACAGCTTCGACAGTACCCGTCACGCCGATCACGATGCGCGAAATCTGCGTGTAGTTACCAACGCGGTTCTGCGTGGCACGGGCGTCAGGGGTCGCCACGTCGCCTTCGATGGCCGCGTTGTCAGCGGTCGCCGCTTTGAGCGAGTCAGTCAGCCACTCATGGTAGGTCTGATCCGCTTTTTCCTGACCAATGTTGGAGAGGAAAACCGTATCTTCTGGCGAAATGTTCGTGATGACATTTGAGAGGTCTTCACGCACGACTTTGGTCGCGTCATAGCGCGTAATGGTGTTTGCAACGAGAGCCATCTCGTCACTCCTTTCAGATTAGAGCATTTTTGCGATGACAGCGGCTGCGTCTTGCAGGCTGCCGGTTTTAGCCAATCGCTGTTTGGCTCTTGTCACGTCAGTCACGGATGCGCGGGGTGCGAAGTTCTGGCTACTGGAACGCATCGGAGCCGGTCCCTTCTGGGGTGTCGGCTTGATGGCTTTGCGCTGCGCCTGCATCTGGTCGTATTGCGCGGCTTTCCACGCAATCTTCACCATCCGGTCATCATAAAGCTGATTAAGTTCTTCGGGAGTAAACCCTTCAGCCACCAATGTTTGACGGATGGCGTCCCGATCCCGCTTGGCTTTGTTCGGGTCTTTCCACTCAGGAAGACGTTCGTTCAAGAGCCGTTCGCGGTTTTGTTCAACCATCTGCGCGATCTGCTGCGCTTGTGCCATTTCCTCAATTTGAGCCACCTTCTGCTTCTCGGCAGAAATGGTCCGCATTGAGTCTTCGTATTTCCGCCACTCATATTCGACCCGTGCCGCCTCAACCGGATTCTCGGCATAGAGGCGATCAAAGTCGGGTCGCTGTGGCTGAAGTGCCGTGAGTTGATGCTCTAGCGCCTGCAATCCCTGAAGATATTGAACGCGCTCAGTGCGAGCCTGTTCAAACTCTTGTGTCAGGGCCTTGCGTTCTTCCGCTAGGGCCATGGTCTTCTGCGTATAATCTTGCTGCCTCTGATAGCCTTTGACGAGTTCAGACGCGGGAACCTCAACCTCCGTGCCGTCAACTTTGACGGTGTAGATGTGTTCCTGTTCTTCCTCGGCTTCAGCTTCTTCTTCAGCCTGATCGCCTTCCTCATCCGGCTCGTCCGAGGCAGCATCCTCGTCAGCTTGTTCGGTGAGTTCAGCTTCAGCGGGTTCATCCGCCGCTTGGGCCTCTGGGGCCTCAGAGGTTGCTTCCGTCTCAGGCTCTTGATTGTCGGTCGGGCCGGTCAAGAGGGCTTCGATCTGTGCGGCAGCCTCATGGATTCCGGTCCCTTGCGGGGTGTCGGAGGTTGTCATTCTCGGTCCTTTCGGGTTGTAGAGACCCGTCTGGGGTTTTGGTCTTAGATGACCTCGCGCGACCGGCGATTAAACGCATTGATCGCGGACTCCGTGGCGACTTTTTTAAGGTCGGCACGAAACTCAGTGAGAGCAAAGAGACGGCTATAAGCACCCTCTCTTGCGTCCCAATCGTCGCGCGGCGAGTTCTTCCACGCTTCGATGTAAGCTTGCTCCATCATGCTCAAGACATGCTGAAGGAACGGGTCATCCAAGAGTTCCTTGGCCCGCCTGGACCGCTCAGAGGCGGTCATGTGTTCAATGTTCATGTTATTGCGGCATTACCATTGGCTGCGCTGGCATCGCCTGCTGGCGCATCATGCCTTGCGCCTGACGCATGGCTTCACGATCACGGTCAATGTCGGCCTTGATCTGCGCCACATCAACCTGTTGCTGATACTTGCCGTAAATCTCAGCCGCCTTGAGAATGATCTCGGCGTCAAGCTTGTCGCGTTCGCGGTCATCAGCCAGTTTGGCCTTTTCCCATTCAAGGCGCGCTTTGTCCTGCGCGATAGCCATATCAACTTGCGCCTTCTGCGCTTCGATCTGAGCCAACACTTGCGCTGGGTCAGGCTTCTGGCCAGCCGCCATCATCTGCGCGGCCTGTTGCTCATCCACTTCCTTGAAGAAGCGGCTCGTATCCTTGAAGCCAGCAAGCGTCAGGATTTGGTCAAGCGTGTTGCGGTATTCGGTCAGGCCCACCAGCGGGTTTGCCGGTCCCATGGCCTGCACAATCGCTTCCTGCGCCTGCTTCA